ACCTGTTCGTCGAGACGGTGGCCCGTCACCGGGGCATCGAACCGGGCGCGGTGCGCGACACCGAAGCCGGTCTGTTCTTCGGCCAGGCGGCGGTGGCCATCGGCCTGGCCGACGCCATCGGCACTTTCGATGACGCCCTCGCGCAGCTCGCCGCCTCGCTTTCCTCATCCCCGATGGCGATTGCCGCCCGGGGGCCTTTCCTCAACCTCCAGACGGAGTCCTCCATGAATGATCGATCCGACCCCGCTGCTGCTGATCGGCCTGCTGCTGATCGCACTGGCAGCGTTCAACAACCGGCGCCCGCCACCGCAATGAGCATGGCCGACGCCATCGAGATCGCCCAGACCTGCACGCTGGCAGGACGCGCCGATCTGATCGCCGGCTTCCTCGAAGCCAACACGACGCCGGCAAAGGTGCGAAGTCATCTCCTCGCCGCGCAAGCCGATGCGTCGCCCGAGATCGTGACGCGCATCGCACCGGAGGCTGCCGTCAGCAACCCGCTGGTCGATGCGGCCAAGCAACTGGCCGCGAAGTCCGCTGCCTTGAAGAAGGAGATCTGACATGCCGACCGTGTTCACCGAATCGATGAACCTGGGCGACCTGCTCAAGTACGAGGCGCCCAATCTGTACTCGCGCGACCGCGTGACGGTGGCTGCCGGCCAGAACCTGCCGCTCGGCGCGGTCGTGGGCATGGTCACCGCCACGGGCAAGGTCAAGCAGATCGACCCGTCGGCCACCGACGGCACCCAGGTCGCTGCAGGCGTGCTGATGCAGGCCTGCGACGCGGCGCTGGCCGAACGCACGGACGGCCTGATCGTGGCCCGCCACGCCATCGTCGCCGACCACGCCCTGCAGTGGCCCAGCGGCATCACCAGCGGCGAGCAGCAGGCCGCCATTGCCCAGCTCAAGGCGCTGGGCGTCCTCGTTCGCCAGGGAGTCTGACCATGCAGAACCTCTTCGACAACCCCGCCTTCTCGATGTCGGCGCTGACGACCGCCATCAACCTGCTGCCCAACAACTACGACCGTCTGGGCGCCATGGGGCTGTTCGTCGACAAGCCGCAGCGCTTCCGTTCGGTCATCGTCGAGGAGCACAACGGCGTGCTCACGCTGCTGCCGACCATGCCCCCCGGCTCGCCGGGCACCGTGGGCGTGCGCGGCAAGCGCAAGGTGCGTTCCTTCACCATTCCCCACATCCCGCACGACGACGTGATCCTGCCCGAGGAGGTCCAGGGCATCCGCGCCTTCGGCTCCGAGACGGAACTGCAGACCGTGGCCGGCGTGATGGCGCAGCACCTGCAGACGATGCGCAACAAACACGCGATCACGCTGGAGCACCTGCGCTTTGGCGCGCTCAAGGGGCTGATCCTCGATGCCGACGGCAGCGTGATCTACAACCTGTACGACGAATTCGGCATCGCGGCGCAGACCTTCGCGTGGGACATCGCCGCGCACGACAGCGACTTTGACGTTGGCAAGGCCTGCCGGGAACTGCTGCGCTACGTCGAGGACAACCTGCAGGGCGAACGGATGACTGGCCTCCATGTGTTCGTCGGCAAGGACTTCTTCGAGGCGCTCACCGCGCACGACGATGTCATCGCCGCCTACGAACGCTGGCAGGACGGCTTGGCGCTGCGTTCGGATATGCGCTCGGGCTTCACCTTCTGCGGCATCACCTTCGAGGAGCATCGCGGCCGCGCGACCGCGCCCGGTGGCAGCGTGCGCCGCTTCGTCGAGGAGGACGAGGGGCACGCCTTCCCGCTCGGCACGATGGACACCTTCGCCACCTACTACGCCCCGGCCGACTTCAACGAGACGGCCAACACGGTGGCGCTGCCGCTGTACGCCAAGCAGGAGCCGCGCAAGTTCGACCGCGGCACGGATCTGCACACCCAGGCCAACCCGCTGCCGCTGTGCCACCGCCCGGCGTTGCTGGTCAAGCTGGTGATCGCCTGATGGCTCTCATCGAGCGGCTCTACGCCGCGGCCGCCAACGCCGGCCTGCTCAAGGAGTGCCGTTGGCAGCCAACGGACGGCGCGCCCGTCGAGTCGCGGCCGGTGGGCTTCTCGGCCCCGGACGACATGGTGCTCGACGGGCTCGCCAGCAGCACCGAGACCCTCATCACCTACCCGGCCTCGGCCTTCGTGGGTCTTGCTGCCCGCGACCTGCTGGTCATTGAGGGCCAGCGCTACCAGGTGCGCGAGGTCCGGGCCGTGGGCGACGGCTCGGAGATGCGCGCCAAGCTGACCCGGTTGTAAGCCATGGCCGGTCCATCGATCCGCGAGCAGATCCTGCTGGCGCTGATGGCGGCTGTGCGCCCTGCGGCCGACGCGCTGGGCGCCACCGTCCACAGATCACCGACGGTTGCCATTGCCCGGGAGCAATGCCCGGCGCTGGTGGTGTTTCCCGAGGGCGAGGCGATCACCGAGCGCGCCAACGACCGCGTCACGCGCGAGTTGACCGTTCGCCTCGTCGCCCTGGCCCGGGCCGTGCCGCCCCTCGCGCCCGAGACCGAGGCCGATCGCTTGCTCACCGCCGCGCATGCCGCGCTGATGGCCGACACCAACCTCGGTGGCCTGGCCCTTGGCATCCGCGAGCTGGAGTGCGAGTGGGAGGTGGAGGACGCCGACGCCGTGGCCGCAGCCATCCCGGCGCGCTATGGCGTCACCTACCGCACGCTGGCGCGCGACCTTTCCCAAGCTGGATGAACCCATGCCCCGACTCGTCTTGAAACGCCCGCACACGCATGCGGGCCGCGCCTATCAGGCCGGCGAGCGCATCGACGTCAACGCGCGCACCGCCGACTGGCTGATCGCCCACGGCGTCGTAGCACCGGATGCAGCACCCGATGCCGCACCGCCCGCGCCATCTCACGCCCCCGCTGATCTCCCACCCGACCGCCCCCGGTCTCACCGCAAGGAACCCAAGCCATGAGCACCTACGCCTCCTTCCAAGGCCGCGTCTACCTGGGCAAGCGCGACGCCGCAGGCCTGCCCGTCGAAGTGCGTTCGCCCGGCAACGTCGCCGAGTTGAAGCTCTCGCTCAAGACCGACGTGCTGGAGCACTACGAGAGCCAGACCGGCCAGCGGACGCTGGACCACCGCATGGTCAAGCAGAAGTCGGCCACCGTGAACCTCACCATCGAGGAGTTCACCAAGGAGAACCTGGCGCTCGCCCTCTACGGCACGCACGTGGTCGGCACGCCGGGCACCGTGACGGACGAACCCATCGGCGGCGCCACGCCGACGGTGGGCGACCGCTACTTCCTGGCCCACCCCAAGGTGTCCTCGCTGGTGGTCGTCGATTCCGCTGGCACGCCGGCCACGCTGACCGCAGGCACCCACTACACCGCCGACCTGGACTTCGGTGCCCTCCAGTTTCTGGATACCACCGGCTTCACCGCGCCGTTCAAGGCGAGCTACGGCTACGGCGTGGCCACCGAGATCGGCATCTTCACGCAGGCGCTGCCCGAGCGTTACCTGCGGCTCGAAGGCGTCAACACGGCGCAGGGCAACGCCAAGGTGCTGGTCGAGCTCTACCGCGTGGCCTTCGACCCGCTCAAGGAGATCTCTTTCATCTCCGACGAGTACAACAAGTTCGAGCTGGAAGGCTCGCTGCTGGCCGACGGCACCAAGCCCTTCGACGCGCTGCTCGGCCAGTTCGGCCGCATCGTGCAGCTCTGAGCCGGGGTCAGTCATGAGCGATCTGGAGACACTGATTCCGCAACCCGTCGAGCTGGTCATCGGTGGCGAGCTGCTGGCCATCAAGCCGCTGAAGGTCGGCCAGATGCCGGCTTTCCTGCGCGCGATCTCGCCGGTGATGCAGCAGCTCACCGGCGGCGACATCGACTGGCTCGCGCTGTTCGGCGAACGCGGCGATGACCTGCTGTCGGCCATCGCCATCGCGGTGGGCAAGCCGCGTGCATGGGTGGATGAACTCGCCGCCGACGAGGCGATCCTGCTGGCGGCCAAGGTGATCGAGGTGAATGCCGATTTTTTTACCCGGACGGTGATCCCCAAGCTCGACGGCCTGTTCACGGCAGCGAAGGTACCGCCGGTACTGAAAGCGGCGGCTGGTTCGACACCGTCCAGCACCTGATCGCGCACGGCCACCGCCTGCCCGACATCCTCGACTACACCCTGGCGCAGGTGCGCGGCTTCGTGGCCGCCACGGCGAGAAGCGACGCGGCCCGCGATGCGCGGCTGCTGTCGCTCGTCGCCATCGGCACGCGCGGCGATGCCCGCCAGCTCGACCAGACCCTCGACCGGCTCACTGACCGTGCGCATCTCCGTCCGCATCGATAGCGCCGCCGCGAGCGCGCAACTGCGCCGCTGGGGCGGCGAGTTCCGCGACAAGGTCAAGAAGGCGGTGGCGCGGGCGATTGCCAGCGAGGCGGCCGAACTCAAGCAGGACGTGCGCGGACACGTCGCGGGCCAGATGGCGGTGGTCAAGAAAGCCTTCCTCAAAGGCTTCACCGCCCGCGTATTGGACCGCGACCCGAACCGCCTGCCTGCGCTGTACGTGGGCTCGCGGATTCCATGGTCGGGGATGCACGAGCGCGGCGGCCTGATCGCCGGTCGGATGCTGATCCCGCTGCACGGGCGGGTCGGCAGGAAACGCTTCAAGGCCCAGATCGCCGAGCTGATGCGCGGCGGCAACGCCTATTTCATCAAGAACGCGAAGGGAAACATCGTCCTGATGGCCGAGAACATCAAGGAACACGACCGGCCACTGGCGGGCTTCAAGCGCCGTTATCGCAAGGCCGAGGGCATCAAGCGCCTCAAGCGCGGCGCGGACATCCCGATTGCCGTGCTGGTGCCCAAGGTCGTGCTCCGTAAGCGCCTCGACGTCGAGCGTCTGGTCGGGGGCCGCATCCCGCGTCTGGCGGCGGGCATCGAGCGCCAGATCCGCACGTTGGATTGACCGATGGCGAACCGAATCTCCGTACTCGTTGCGCTCGAAGGCGCCGACGAGGGGCTCAAGCGCGCCATCACGTCTGCCGAGCGCAGCCTGGGCGAATTGTCGTCCACCGCCAAGACCGCCGGTGCCAAGGCCGCCGCCGGCATGGCCGAGGTGAAGGCCGGCGTGTCGGCCTTCGGCGATCAGGTGGCGAAGGCCAGGACGCAGCTACTGGCCTTCCTGTCCATCAACTGGGCGGCGGGCAAGGTGCAGGAGATCGTCCAGATCGCCGACGCCTGGAACATGATGTCGGCGCGTCTGAAGCTGGCAACCGCCGGCCAGCGCGAGTACACCGTCGCGCAGAAGGAACTGTTCGCCATCGCGCAGCGCAGCGGCTTAGCCGTCCAGGAAACCGCGACGCTGTACGGCAAGCTGCAGCAGGCGGTGCGGATGCTGGGTGGCGAGCAGAAGGACGCGCTCACCATCACCGAGAGCATCTCGCAGGCCCTGCGCCTTTCGGGCGCATCGGCCAGCGAGGCGCAGTCCTCCCTGTTGCAGTTCGGGCAGGCGCTCGCCTCCGGGGTGCTGCGAGGCGAGGAGTTCAACTCCGTCGTCGAGAACAGCCCGCGGCTCGCCC